GTCGGAATAAGCAAGTCTGTTATGTGCTGTCAAGTAAGCGTGCCCGATGGCCTGAGTGGCTACAGCATCTGCAGCAGCAATATGATTGTGTCGCATGCGGTCCGCTCTATATTCAGATCGAAGACTGAACAATCGAGCAGGGTCGTGACTGACAATGACCTCGTTTGGCTCCACACCTACTTTAAGGTACATATCCATGTCCGGATTCTCAGTGAGTCGCAGGTGAAGGATGCCATCATTTCGCTGTGGGGAATCAAAGTTGAAGATCACTCCATATTCAGCCTGCATGCAGGCACGCCATTGATCAAGCTTCTTCTCGGTCTCGTCATCACAAGTGAAGGCAATGTCGTCGGAAGCGTTTGCCAACACTACTGATTTGAAGAAATCGGTGGCGGGCTTACCCATAACGATCGACCATGATGCGATTAGGCAAATACGAACCCAATCACGATTGTCTGAGCTTGTCGCTGCAGAGCCAGTGCCGCCTCCTCCAGACTTACGAATTATAGCTCCGTCAAGAAGAGAAACGATTTGTCCGTCAGCCAACGCAGTGTAGTAGGCTCTCATGAATGAAGTCGTGGCACGTTCACCGTAACCGCCTTCAACGCCTCGTTGCCACAAACGAACAGGTCCCTCAATGACTAACTCTGAGACAACGGTAGAGTCAAAACTCGTACCATCTCCAGTGTGATAGTGGGGCTGATCCTTCAATTGTCGATAAATCTCCTGCATTCCGCCTTCTGTACGGCGAAATGAAGGTAGGACCTTTGCTCTAACGGGGGGCACTCTCTTGTCCCTCGACTTGGCGAGAACACCATAGGCAAGTGCTGTGAGTCGATCACCAGCAGTGACGCCTCGCAGCAACTTCCCTTCGATGGCTTTGTCGAGTCGGACAAGTTGGTTCTTGATGAACCCATGCAACGCAATGCCTGGGAACTCACCTGAAGAAAGAATCGACTGCACCGCGGCTCTAATATTGCCAATCCACTTCACAGATCGAAGAACTTGTCTCTTTTTGACAACAGGAAGAAAGGGGAGACCTGCTGAATATTTCCATTCTGAGGCATCGATGATGTTATCTACCGTCATCATACGTGGCCGGTCATACATCTCAGGATACTCGTCAAAGAGCGAGTCGGCAGCCTCAATGATCTTCGCATGCCCAATAACTGAGACAGTAGGTCGTGCAACTGTATATCGCGCAAATGAAGATTCGACTCGTTCTGGGGTTGCCAGCCAGGCTCCATCGATAGATCGAGAACCACCATGCTTAATAGCGTCGCGAAGTCGACGAATCTCACGGTCAGTCTCATGAATCGTCACGTCGAAGCTCGTAATGTACTGCTCATTATCTTTAATTCCAAATGTGTTTCTAGGGAAGAAAAGACCACGTGTAGGAGGCGACGTAAGCAATTCATCAACAACAGTTAAGTTGTCGCCGGTTCTTAGGTGGTCGATGATCCTTTTTGACCAGTCTTCATAAGACTTAGGGGGGTGGTAAGAAGTCATCGCAAAACTGGCCATCATAGCGTCACCTTTGCTGATCCGAGGATGCATCTTGCCAAGCAGCAAGGCCCATGCAGGCTTTGGAGAGACACGATGTCGCTGGTCAATGATGTCGAGGAACCCTCCAAAGATGAGGGCTGCAGCCTGCCTCCATGGGCCAGGACTTCTGCCTTGATTGTAGGCTTCAATCAACGGTGACACGATAAGGGAAGACATTTTGGCTAGCTCGCTGATGCCACGTAGTGAAATCAATGTGGCCGCTTCGAATGGCGCATAGAACGGGATTGAATGTTCCATGGCTAAAACCCGAGCGGCTGACAGGAAGTCGGTCAAGGTGAAGGAGATGCCCAAGATCAATTCACGATGCTTCATATAGTCGTCAAACAACTGTATATGCGCGTCGGTCAATCCTTGATATCCCTCTTCAACACAGGTGTAGCCAGCCATTTCCAAAGCGGCCACCTCAATCACCTCTTCATAGTCTTCACCGAGGCGAATGAGATCCGCTGCGGCGGCTGCAAATTCCCGATCCACATCATTGGCGTCTTCAGCGTCGTTAACCTCTTCTATATCCAGTTCAGGACACATCCAGCAGATCATGTTCCAAGTTCTGTTAGTGACGTTGCCGAGAATATTTTCCATCTCCGCACGCGTCGGTCTGAGACCCCACAATACCAAAGGAAACTCCATGTCGACGAAGACTTGAAGCTCCTCTGTAATGAGACCTTCGGGGAAGAAGTCTTGATTCTCAAACCAGCACTTCGAGAAGATGGTGTCTGGCGTCGGCTCTCGTAATTCCAAGGCACGCTGCAGTCCTGCAAACTCGTGCTCAGGTATATGAGGAAGGTCAAGTAAGCCCTGAAGAGCGGCACGGTCAACCAGATTTTCGGAAGGAGACAAGTCGGAATATCCTTGGTCAAGTTTAATGAGAGTTTCAGCCATTCGACGTGAGATAATGACCCCCATGTCGTTTGAAGCCTTCGC